TCCTTTAGATGTTTACGGAGTGGCAGGAGGTGGTAGCTTAACCGATACGATTAAGCTTAATCACAATGGTAGCTATTATACTGTACTAAGAGCTGGCGCCGGTGGTTCTATCGGTCAAAATAAATTTGCTATAGACATTGTAAGAAACAATTCTGTGGTTGCTACTCCAATTCTTTGCTCAGACGGCGATGTCACCACTCAAATTACTACACACGCTGCGGGATCCGTTGGTCTGGCAGTTCACGGCGCTGCTTCTCAAACAGCTAACATCTTTGAAGTGGAAGATAGCTCAAGCAATGACCTGCTTACTGTTGGTACTGTTGGGGTTGGAGTTGGAGTAACTACAGCAACTGAAGCGCTGGATGTAAGCGGCAACGCTAAAATATCCGGAGACATTAAAGTAACCGATGGTGCCAACATTGAAATCGGAAGTGGAACTGGAGACCTCTCATTTAACACTGACCAACTATTTGTTGATGGAACAAATGAGCGAATTGGTATAGGAACAGCAAGTCCCGCTGCATATCGTTTACATGTTAACGGAACTTCTCTTTTTACGGATGTATTAAAAATTGGTAGCGGGGGGAATAATCAGGACGGAGAATTAAAAGCTAGAACCATTAGACTATCCAATGATACCGGCAATTCCACAGCTAAGATTTTCTCCTCAGGTTCTTATGACAGAGATCTCATTTATCATGCAGGCTCTCACGACATTCGTTACAATCAGTATACAAGATTAAAGCTGGATGAAACCGATATCATATTTAACGATGCTGGCGCTGACGTAGATTTCAGAGTTGAAGCAAGCGGAGAGGCTAATGCGTTATTTGTTCAAGGATCTGACGGATTTGTTGGTATTGGCGTTGGAGCGCCAACTGCAGAACTGGACGTGTCAGGAGACGCTAAAATATCTGGAGACATCACACAAGGCGGCAACGCAGTTCTGGACGCTTCTTACTTTACTCCACAAACTCTTACAGACGGAGCCACCATCGCTTACGACGCGAGCAACGGGGTAAACGCTAAAGTAACACTGGGCGGAGACAGAACACTCGCTGCCATTACGAACGCAGCAGAAGGACAAAGTGGAAGCCTTACAGTTATTCAGGACGGCACAGGAGGTCGAGCTTTAACTTTAGATTCCACCCAAGTAGACATGCTTGGAACACTGGCTGACATCGCTGGAATGGGCGCTAATGAAGAATGTGAAATTGCTTGGAGAAAAACTGACTCAACTAACTGTAAATTCTGGATAACAATTCCTGCATAATGAGTGGTATAGCAACGCAGCCTGGTATGTTTATGGCAAGTGACGAAGGAATAGATCCGTCGACTCTTAATCCGTATTTGTTTTTTCGATCTTCGGCCGGAGTTACCGGTGATATTGTCTCTTCGGGCCTTGTTTTGCACGTAGATGCTGGCAATGCGAATTCGTATTCTGGTAGTGGAACAACTTGGACCGATTTAAGTGATAGCGGCAATAATGGAAGTCTTGAGAATGGACCCACTTATAACTCTGATGATGGTGGGTATTTTGCTTTTGATGGAACCGATGATTTTATACAATTTCCTGATGACATAACATCTTTAACTGAAGCCACTTTTATAGCTTGGATTAAAAGGGACGGAAATCAAAGTTCTTGGCATGGAATTATATTTTCCAGAGGCGACGGAGGAGGTACTTCGGGTTTAGGGTTTCGTAGTAATACTAATGAAATTGGATATCATTGGAATAATCAGTATTGGGGTTGGTCGAGTGGTTTAACGCCACCTGATGACGAGTGGTGTATGGTAGCAGTTTCAATAAACAGCACTTCCGCTACGGCCTATTTATGTCAAGAAAGCGGTATAACATCCGCAACAAACAGCGGCGCTAGTCACTCTTCATCTAATTTAAACAATTTAGTTATAGGTAGAGACCCGTACGCTGCCGACAGGTCATTTATTGGAGATTTAGCTATTGGTCAGATTTATGATACAGCGCTGACATCCACAGAAATTACCCAAAACTACAACGCGCTCAAAAGCCGTTTTGGTATATCAACAACAACAACAATGGCGGTGGCTTCTTGGGATCAAGTAACCGTCTCTGGCGGAAATCAAATTGATAGAACACTAGAACAAAGTGTTTCTAATGATCAGCCCCAACACGACAGCACCGACAATCATATTACCTTTGATAGCAGTGATCATTTAGACCTTGTTTTATCTGGCACGGTGGATGATATCACTCAGGCTGGTGTTTTGTTTGTTGCTACAGAACAGGGGATCTGGGTTTCGGAAATAAATAATTCCGCACTTGAAACATTTGATGCGATTGGACCTGATGAAAGTCAGGCTTTATCGGCTGATGTTTATGGCATTGCTCTTTTGCCCACCACAATTACTCAAGCGGAAAGAGAAGGCGTTGTCGCATGGTTTCTAGGAAATACATCGGCTGAAAAGGAAACGGTAACTTCTTTAAATTACTATCGGTCCGGACAAACTTCAATGGTTAAATTTTACGCGGATGGTGTTGATACCTCTTCTGTAACTTCTATGTTTCAAACCTGGTATAATTGCAATAGCATGACAACATTTTCGCTAATTGATACTTCTTCCTGCAGCAATTTTAGTCAGGCTTGGCGATATTGCTCTGCGTTAACTTCATTTCCATCTATTGATACTTCAAGCGGTAATGGGTCAGATTTTGTTTATACTTGGGATAACTGCTCAAGTCTTACTTCCTTTCCTGCGTTAGATTTTTCTGGAGCAACTACCTTACTTCATACATGGTATAATTGCAATAGCTTAACTTCATTTCCATCTATTGACTCTTCTAACGTAACTGTTTTTCAAAGAGCTTGGAATCGCTGCGGATCACTAACTGCCTTTCCTTCGATTGATGTTGATAAGGGAACCAATTTCTATGAAACTTGGTATGCTTGCTCAAGCCTTGAAGACTTTCCGGCAAACTTTTTTGATTCATGGAACCCAGGTACACTTGTCAGTTCTATCTTTTCAAGGTGCTGGGAAAATTGCTCGAGCCTTACTGTTTCAAGTGTGGAAAACATTCTTGTTTCATTAGCCGCTTCTGGGGTATATGCGACCGACAATGGCAGCAACGTAGGATATACTTCAATCTTGGCCGATGCGGTAATTGATATTGATTACGACGTCTCAACTGGAAGCCTGACTTCAAACACAACTTCTGCTATTACAACACTCAAATCGCGTGAGTGGGGTATTACTATCAACGGATCAGCTCAATAAATATTTACAATTATACCTATTCATGAAACATCAACTTATTCAAATCGACCCTTTAAAGCGGGTTTCAACTCCTATTGGCGGATTCCCCCCACTTCGAAACGTTTCTGAAGGTCAGGAAATAAGCGCTCCTGACGGACATGCCTATGTGCCAGTACTAAATAAGCCAGCCGCTACGGCCGGGAAAAGAGCGGTTAAAAAACTTACTGAAGAAAGCGACGGATGGGAACTGGTTGATTTTAACGAGCCTCCAATTTCAGAACCAAAGATTAAAGTAACTCAGCTGCAACTTCGTTTAGCAATTTTGCAAACCGGCATTATATCCCTAGATGCACTCGACCAAGCAATTGTTTCAAAAGGACCTGAAGCTGAGGCGCGATGGGATTATGCGCCAACGATTCCTATAGATCATCCGCTGGTTTTGGAATTGGCCAACGAATTAAACCTTGGCGATGAACAAGTTGAGGAGCTTTTTAAAACGGCCTCATTAATTACCTAAAATATAAACACAATAAATAAAAATATGAGCATCCCTATTATTCCAGCAGAAGAAACAATCCCCGCCGAAACAATCGAAAAGCCCACACTAAACGGGGTTTTTGTATCTCATCTACGATATCAGGATCAAACCGGGGACTCTAAGTCATGTTCTGTGACGTGTCATTACATGAACGGAGAAAGTGGAGAAAAAGATTACGACCAAAAGGCGTACGTGCTCCGCACAGGAGATCTGGACGCTCTCATGGCAGAGGTTCCTGAAGTCGCGAACGCATTTCAGGTTTTTACTACAGCTCTTGTTGATGCGCTTCCCGCATGGATCGAAAATAACAATGTTGAAAATTCTCCTGACGAATAAACATGAGCAAAAAGGACGACATGATCACCGCGTTGCAGAAGAATCTGGACGAGGTGAAAAAGACTTCTGAGGAACTTGCCACAGTTGATTCTTTGATTGGTCCTTCTGATGCCCAACTCATAGACGAAACGGAGGAAGATTACCGTTACGCACGAGATCGAATAAAGAAGCTTATTGAAACATCTGAGATTGCAATTGAATCAATGGCATGTCTTGCTTCGGATGCCGAACATCCACGTGCATTTGAAGTTCTTGGTACACTTATTAAGCAGGCTTCTGAAATGAACCAGCAATTGCTTGATCTTCAAAAGCAAAGAAAAGAACTTGTTCAGACCGAGGATTCTAAGTCCGGCGAAGGTGGATCAACAACCAATAATGCTATCTTTGTTGGAACCACATCTGAGCTCCAAAAGTTTCTTCAGGGATCAGATAGCGAACCGATCGATCTTTAATTGATTTTAATTATTATATCGGAATTCGCTGTTGATGTAAATCAAAAAAGCGAAAAGTTTTAATGTCAAGACCCGATTCATACAACGGAAACCCCAACGTAAAAGCGGACGGGGTTGAACAGCAATTCACAAAGCACGAGATCAACGAATACATCAAGTGTTCGAAAGACGTGGCATACTTTTGTGAAAACTACGTAAAGGTTATCAGTCTTGATTCGGGTTTGGTTCCCTTTAAGCTTCGGGGATACCAGCAGAAAATGGTGCAGCACTTTGGCGACAACCGTTTCTCTATTGTTCTTGCTTGTCGTCAAAGCGGTAAAAGTATCACATCTGTTGCCTGGCTTCTCCACTACGTTATATTCAACGCGGACAAAAAGGTTGGTGTGCTCGCTAACAAAGGTGCCACAGCTCGAGAAATGCTCGGGCGTTTAACACTCATGCTGGAACACCTTCCGTTCTTTTTACAGCCTGGATGCAAGGTTCTTAACAAAGGTAGCATTGCCTTTAGTAACAACTCAGAGATCATCGCATCGGCAACAAGCGGTGATTCAATTCGCGGTCTTTCGCTCAACTGTATTTTCCTTGACGAATTTGGCTTTGTTAACAAGGCTAATGAATTCTACACCTCAACCTACCCCGTTATTTCAAGTGGTAAGGACACCAAGGTTATTATCACCAGTACGCCAAATGGTGTTGGTAACATGTTTTACAAAATCTGGGAGGGCTCAACACAAGGAGCTAACGAATTTAAACCCTTTACTATCCGATGGCGTGAGGTTCCAGGTCGAGACGAAAAATGGAAACAGGAAACCATTTCCAACACAAGCGAGCTTCAGTTTAAACAGGAATTCGAATGCAGCTTTATTGGTAGTTCGCAAACGCTGATTGCATCAGATGTGCTGCTTGGTATGCAGGCACAGGTTCCCTTAAAGACCCAGCACGACATCAACTACTACGAAGAGCCAATCGAAGGCCACGAATACGTTCTTTGTGCTGATGTTTCCAAAGGTCGTGGACAGGATTACAGCACATTTTCTGTAATAGACATTTCACAAAATCCCTTTAAGCAAGTTTGTACATACCGCGACAACACCGTTTCTCCGCTGCTGTTTCCAAACTTTATAGTACGAGCTGCCAAGATTTACAACCAAGCTCTTGTTATTATAGAAAACAATGATGCTGGTATGGTTGTTTGTAACTCAGTTTACTACGACCACGAGTACGAAAATACCTTTACCACGAGCACCGTTAAGAGCAACGGGATTGGTGTTACCATGTCTCGTAAGGTCAAACGTATTGGGTGTTCCAATCTAAAGGACCTTATTGAGGATTCAAAGCTTCACATAGTAGATCCAGAAACGATTTCTGAAATGAGCTCCTTTGAACCAAAGGGTGACAGCTATGCTGGTAAGGATGGTACACACGATGACTCCGTTATGAACTTTGTTCTTTTTGCGTGGTTTGTCAGCACGGATATATTTGAAAGCATGAGCAACACACAGCTCAAGGACCTTCTTTACCAAGAAAAGCTGATGGAGATGGAAGAAGATTTGCCACCGTTTGGATTTGTAGATTCCGGTAACCAGGTTCCAGAATCATTTGAAAAATACGAAGAAATGGTTCAAGACATTCAGCGTTGGAGGTCTCTCTAAAACCTAAAAATCATAAATAGATTGTATTGAATATAACCTTATTATGTTTAACTTATTAATTACACTGAAAGGATAACACATGGGATTTTTAGTATCACCAGGTGTCGAGGTCAAAGAAATTGACCTTACAGACATCATTCCGGCTCAATCTACCTCCATTGGTGGTTTTGCTGGTTATTTCAGATGGGGACCAATTGGAGAATTGGTTACCGTCAGTTCGGAGAAGGACCTCGCGAGAATATTCGGAGCACCCTCAACAGAAAACGCCACACTCGAAAGAAGCTTCCTACAAGCTGCTGGATTTCTTAAGTACAGCAACAACTTGAAAGTTTCTCGCGCGAACGCAAACGGATCATTCAACGCCGTATCGGATTACGACGCCTCTCCTGCAGAGGAATTCGCAATCAGCTCGGTTACAGAACTTGAAACCAACCAAGCGGCTCTTAACACAGCTGGCGCACACATCGTAGCTCGCTATGCAGGTGCACTCGGTAACTCGCTTAAGGTTCACGTTGTTAACGCATCCAACTACGTCTCACAAGATGCATCGGTTAAAGCCGCTCTTCAATTTACACCAGCAACCACCGATTGGGCAGACGCTCTCACAGGTGGCACCGCAGTTAACGACGAGGTTTCGATCGTTGTTGTTGACGAAGACGGTGAATTCACTGGTTCAGCTGGAGAGATTCTTGAAGTCCACGAAGGACTTTCTATTGGCCGCAATGCTAAAAACCAATTTGGCGAATCGAACTACTGGGCAGACTTTGTTAATACTAACTCCTCCCTTATCTTCGGTGTAAAGGATACAAACTACGACGGCTCTCCAAGTACTGGCGATCCTGAGATCACTGCAGCCACAACTAACCTTGGAGCAATTTCTTGGCTCAACGCTGGTACAGCTCTCAGTCTTGCCGGCGGTGCAGACGCTTCTTCGTTTGCTTCCTCAACCGTTTCCACAGCTTTGGATCTCTTTGAAGATTCCGAAACTGTTGACGTTAACCTTCTCTTCGCTTACGAAGACGGTGACGACACGGTTGATTCACGTCTTAAAACTATTGTTGATACTCGCCGTGACTGCGTTGGATTCATTTCCGCACCAATCACTGTTAAGGATCAAACCTCTGACGCTACTAAAAAGAGCACAGTTACTACTAAGTTCGACGCAATTGGCTCCAGCAGCTACCTTGTGTTCGACAGCACTCCTGCTTACGTTTACAACAAGTATCGTGACGCTTATGCATGGGTTTCACTGTCCGGTCATATCGCTGGTCTTTGTGCATCCACTGACGATGTTGCTGATCCTTGGTTCTCACCTGCTGGTCTTAACCGCGGTCAACTTCAGGGTATCGTTCGCTTGGCCTACAACCCCAAGCAAGCAGATCGGGACGAGCTTTACCAAAAGCGTGTTAACCCCGTTCTTACGCTTCCTGGACAAGGCACCGTTCTCTTTGGAGACAAAACTGCTTTGACCAAGCCAAGTGCGTTCGATCGCATTAACGTTCGCCGTCTCTTTATCACTATCGAGAAAGCGATCGCTACTGCAAGTAAGTTTCAACTCTTTGAACTTAACGACACGTTCACTCGCAGCACTTTCCGTAACGCCATTGAGCCATTCCTTCGGGACGTTCAGGGTCGGAGAGGTATCACTGATTTCCGCGTTGTTTGCGACGAAAGCAACAACACAGGAGAGGTGATTGACGGCAATCGATTCGTGGCTGATATCTACATCAAGCCTACGCGTTCGATTAACTTTGTAACACTAAACTTTGTCGCTACCAGAACAGGTACTGCGTTTGAAGAATTAGTCGGCCGATAAGGTCTAGGAGTATAAATAGAAACATTAGGATAAACTTATGGCTACTACAAACACAGGCATATCAAAATTCAAATCAAACTTTAGTGGTGGCGCACGCCCCAACCTGTTTGAATGCAGAATTGAGTTTCCAGACAATAACCAACTTCTTAGAAACGAAGCTCGCTTTTTAATCAAAGCTGCATCGATTCCGCCAAGTATTATTGCTCCGATCGAGGTACCATTCCGCGGTCAAAAGCTCAAGGTTGCTGGAGACCGTACATTCGAACCATGGACAGTTACCGTTATTAATGACGTTGACTTTAACCTCCGTGACGCATTCGAAAAATGGTCCAACCGGGTTAACAACCACGAAGCTAACGTGAGTGACGACGCAGTTGTTGGTCAACACCTTAATTACTTCCGCAACATGGAAGTGGTTCAGCTTGACCGCGATGGAAACGAAGGAGGTGTTAAAACCTACACATTCGTTGACGCGTTCCCAACAAACGTGAGTGAGATTGAATTAAACTACGAATCGAACGACGCTGTGGAAGAATTCACAGTTGAGCTCACGTATCAATACTGGACAGCAGAGGGAATTACTTCCTAAGCTCGCCTCAGTGTAAAGAATTAGAGATTATCTCGGAGGTCCAATCCCTCCGGGATAATTTTCTTCATATATAATATTGTATGAAAATATTTGGAATTGACATCTCAAAGAGAATTAAAGACGAGTCCAGTGACGAAGAGGAAAAAGTTTTGCCCTCCTTTGCACCACCCGTTGAAACCGACGGAAGTCAGGTTATTTCAGGCAACAGTACAAGTGGTTACTATGGCCAAGTTCTTGATTTGGACGATGCCAGCGTTGGAAACGAGCGAGACGCAATTCTCAAGTATCGTGCTGCGGCAGCACAACCCGAATGCGACACCGCTATTTCGGACATTATCAACGGAGCAATTGTAGCAGACAGCTCCAACGTTCCGATCAACCTTTCGACCGACAACCTCGACATCCCAGACAACGTTAAGGATCTGATTCGAGAAGAATTCCAAAACGTCTGCAAATTACTTTCCTTTAACTTCAACGGCCAGGACATCTTCCGCCGCTGGTACATTGATGGTAAACTTTATTACCACCTTCTCATTGATCCCGATAACATTAAAAAGGGTATTCAAGAAGTGCGGATGATCGATCCGCTGAAGATTAAAAAGATCAAAGAGGTTAAAACCAAAACTGATAACGACACTGGTGTTAAAAGCCATTATGTGGCAAAAGAATACTTTCTTTACAGCGACAGTTTGGGATCAAGCACGAATGCTGTTAAAATCGACCCAACAAGCATTGTTTATGTTCCCAGCGGTAACCTTGACGACAGCGGCAAATTCGCTGTTTCATATCTTCACAAAAGTGTGAAGCTTGTTAACCAACTTCGTATCATGGAAGATGCGTTGGTTATCTATCGTATATCCCGAGCTCCTGAGCGCAGGATCTTTTACATTGACATTGGTAACCTTCCAAAAGGTAAGGCCGAGCAATACGTTCAGGGTATCATGAGCAAGTATCGTAACAAACTTGTTTACGATGCAACAAGCGGTGAGGTCAAAGATGACCGCAAAGCCATGAGCATGTTGGAAGACTTTTGGCTTCCGCGGCGAGAAGGTGGACGAGGTACAGAAATTACTACCCTCCCTGGCGGTGAGAACCTCAGTCAGATTGATGACGTTCTTTTCTTCCAAAAGAAACTTTACCGCTCACTAAACGTTCCAGTTGGTCGCCTTGATGTTGAAGGAAGCCAATTCGGAATTGGTCGAGCAAGCGAGATCAGCCGGGAGGAAGTTAAATTCCAAAAGTTTATTAACCGTCTTCGTAAGAAGTTCTCCGTTCTCTTTATCGAGATGCTTAAGGTTCAATGCCTTCTTAAGAACATCTGTACAGAGGGTGAATGGCCCGAGATCCGTGAAGCAATTACAGTTGACTATATAGAAGATAACTTCTTCTCGGAGCTCAAGGACTTTGAAATCCTTCGCGAACGTATCACAATGCTTGAACAGGTACAACCATTCATCGGTCAGTACTACTCTAACAAGTGGGTAAGAAGTAAGGTTCTTAACCTTTCTGACGAGGATTACGAAAGAATCCAGGCGGAGAACGAGGAAGAACCTCCTCCAGAAGACGAATTTTAAGAAATAAAAGGACGATATTAAACATCGCTTAAAGGTATAAAACATATAAATAAAGACATGAGCAACACTCAGAAACTAATTGACGCTATCTCTTTGGGTAACGAAGAGGATCAATCCGCGGCGTTTGCTTCGATTATGCAGGACAAAGTTCGAGCAGCAATTGACGTTAAAACAATCGAAACCGCTGAACGGATCTACAACGCACCGGAGGCAGAAACAGTTACTGAAAGCAAAGAAGTTGAAGAGATTACTGAAGCTAAGCTCGAAGTCCCTTCCGATGAAAAGGATATGAAAGCATTTCTTGATAATGCTAAAAAGGTTCGTGCAACTAGTAGGGATTTCGTTAACAGCATGAAATCTTTGGATCTTAAGGCCTTTGGCAAGTTTGATAAACATGCTCGCGACCACAAAGATTTCAAAGACGCTTATCAAACGGGTTATGACGCTGGTATGGGAAACGATCTTCCAAAGGGCGGTGGCCTTGAGGGTAACAACCCCCATAAAAAGAATACAGTCGCGTATCACCTCTGGATGGATATTGCCGGGCAAGGAATGGCCGACGCATAATAAAAAATAGATAATTTATAAAGATGGACTATCATAGAAAATCATACGACAGTTTGGCCAAAGCCGCCGAAGAAATCTTTAACCGGGCGACTGAGGTCGAAGCCGATCCAGAGCCTCTCGTTGAAGCAGATGTAGAAGAAATCTCAGAGGAAGAGCTTGAAGAATCAGCCGATCTTCTTGTTGAGCGTGACACCGCATTGGTTGACATGATCAAGTACTCCGGTGCTGTTGGTCTTTTTGCTAAAAAGGTTGCAAAGGTTATCACTGACGACGACGAAGCTGCTCTTTTCCCCACTGGTATGGTCACCCGAGACGGTGTTGCGATGCAAGAAATTCTTTTGAATTACATTGCAGACAAAATGGGTACAAACCCAAAAGAAAAATTCGGTCCTTACTTTGACCGCGTTGATCTTGTTGGCCCAGGCAGAGAAGGAAAGACCGCTCTTCGCGGTGCTCTTGATCCTCGTAGAAAATACAAGATTAAAGACCTTATGAAAGCTTTGAAAACATTCAAAGAAGACGCATAAAAGAATACCTACTGTAAACACCACTTATGAAGTTAATCACCGAACACCTAGAAGACCTTCAATACATTACCGAGGAAAAGAACGGTAAAAAAGAAACGTTTATCGAAGGCATCTTTATGCAGGCCGATAAGCTAAATCGTAACAAAAGGGTTTATCCAAAAGCAACTTTGGAAGCTGCTGTTAAGCGATACGACAAGGATTACGTTCGGACTGGTCGAGCGGTTGGTGAGCTTAATCACCCTGAAGGCCCCACAATTAACCTTGACAAGGTATCACACCGAATCACGGAGCTTAATTGGAGCGGATCAAACGTAATGGGCAAAGCTCTTATCCTTGACACCCCAATGGGCGGCATCACAAAAGGTCTTCTTGAAGGTGGTTGCCAACTTGGTGTTAGCTCGCGAGGCATGGGTTCGGTATCCCAAAAGAATGGTGTTACAACTGTTAACGAAGACTTTATTCTTGCAACAGTTGACATCGTTCAAGATCCCAGCGCACCATCCGCCTTTGTTGACGGAATCATGGAAGGCGTTGAATACTTTTTTGAAGGAAACGAAATCGTTTCCCGTGCGGCTGAAGAAGCTAAAGCTGAAATGGACAAGCTTACAGCCGCCAAACTAACTTCTTTACAAGAAACTCTTTTTACAGATTTCTTGAAGAAGATATCATAAAGAATTTTTATATTATGGATGTTTTGATTACAGTATGGGAAATTAATGACTAATATGAGACTGGGTAATAATACCCCTCTCCAAACAAAATAGAAATCAAACATGGAAAACACAGATAACCAAGAAGATATTATCGAGGATATCGTTGAGTCCGACTTGCTTTCTCTTGAACAAGGAGAGGTGGAGGAAACCGTCTCTGAAGACGTAGAAGAGATTGCAGAAGCTGGCAAGAAAACTACATCTGAAGCGGAAGATTCCGAGCTGAAAAAGGCGAAAGACGAAGAAGGCGAAGAAGAAGACGAAGAAGAAGAAGTTGAAAGCGACGACTCTGAAGAAACCAAATCGGACGATTCCCCCTCAGAGGAGGAAGACGAAGAAGAGGATGAAGAAGCTGCAGGTGAGCCTGAAGCTGAAGAAGATATGGAGGAAGAAGTTAAAGCTGATTCAGCTGACGACTACCTCAAAGAACGTCGCGAACAACGCGCAACTAAGCAGGAAGTAACTGAAGAAGCTACTGAGGAAGTAACCGAAGAAGCTGAAGAAGTTGCCGAGGAAGTAACCGAAGAAGAAGTGGCTGAAGAGGCTATTACTTCCGAAGACCTTACTCGTCTTGTTGAAGAAGAAGAGGGATTAACCTCCGAATTCAAGGCAAAAGCTGCTCTTATTTTTGAAGCCGAAGTTCGCACTAAGGTTGAAGAAGTAACCGAAGCTCTTGAAGCTCAGCACGATGCTAAGCTTGCTGAAGAAGTTGCTGCAATTAACGAAACACTTAATAATCAAGTTGACGCTTATTTGACTTACGCGGTTGAGGAATGGATCGGTGAAAACAAGGTTGCTATTGAAAGCTCCCTTCGCACCTCTATTGCCGAAAACTTCATGAAGTCTCTTAAGACTCTATTTGAAGAAAATTATGTTGAAGTTCCTGAAACCAAGGTCGATCTTTACGACGAACTTGAAGAGGAAACTGCTCAACTTAAAGAAGACGTGGCTAAGTACAAAGACATCGCTGATACCCTTGCCGATCGTGTAGACGATCTTAACAGGGAGAAGATCCTTTCCGAAGCTACTAAAGATCTTGCCGAAACCCAGTCTGCTAAGCTTCTTAAGCTCGCAGAAGGAGTTAAATTTGACGGAGAATTCACAAAGAATGTGGAAACTCTTAAGAAGTTCTACTTCACTGGAGAAGGCGAAACACTAACAGAAGAAACTCAGGAAACTGAAGAAGAAACTGTTGAAACCATCATTGAAGGCGCAGACGTTGAGGAAGAAACTTCCGAAGCACCTGCTGATCCTCAGATGGCATCATACATGGAAACACTTGGTCGTCTCAAGAAGAGCGCGACCTAATTACATTTCCCAACTTAACTCAAACATAATATAGAAAAATGTTTAAATCAGAAGAACTAGAAAAGAAGTGGCAGCCCATTTTGGAATCTGCCGACGCTCCTGCTTTCGCTGACAACTATCGTAAGTCCGTGACCGCAGTCCTCCTTGAAAACCAAGAAATCGCTGCTCGTGAAACAGCTGCTCAGGCCAACTTCCTCACAGAGGACCACAACCTGACAGGTGCAGTTGATCGTTGGGACCCAGTTTTGGTTTCCCTCGTTCGCCGTGCTATGCCAAGCCTCGTTGCTTATGACATCGCTGGTGTTCAGCCTATGACTGGTCCTACCGGTCTCATCTTCGCGATGAAGGCACGCTACTCAACTGAAGCCGATCAGTCTCCTGCTTCTGCTCACGCAAGTCACGCAGGCAAAGACAAGATCACAACAGAAGATGACGAAGCTCTCTTCGACACAATCGATGACACCTACTCCGGTCCTGCAGTTACAGCACAAGCTGAACTTGCTGAGCCTGCTAACATGGGTTTCACCATCGAGAAAACATCTGTTACAGCTAAGACACGCCAGCTCCAAGCTGAGTACTCAATGGAACTCGCTCAGGATCTTAAGTCCGTTCACGGTCTTGATGCTGAAGCTGAGCTTGCTAACATCCTGTCTACTGAAATCCTCGCTGAAATTAACCGCGAAGTGATTGCTAAGATCAACGCCGAGGCTCTCCACGGTGCTGCTCAAGGCGCTGCTCCTGGTACATTCGACCTTGACACCGACGCCGATGGCCGTTGGGCGGTTGAGAAGTTCAAGTCACTCCTCTTCCAAATCGAAATCGAAGCTAACGAGATCGCAAAAGGAACTCGCCGTGGTAAGGGTAACTACATCCTTGCTTCCAGCAACGTTGCTTCTGCTCTTGCAGCAGCCGGTGTTCTTGATTACACACCTGCTCTTAGCACTGACCTTAACGTAGACGACACTGGTAATACCTTCGCAGGTCTTATCAACGGACGCCTTAAGGTTTACGTCGACCCATTCGCTGCTAGCGATTACGTTACCGTTGGTTACAAGGGCTCCAGCTCTTACGACGCCGGTATCTTCTACTGCCCTTACGTTCCTCTCACGATGGTGCGTGCGGTAGCTGAAAACACATTCCAGCCAAAGATTGGTTTCAAGACTCGTTACGGTCTTGTTAGCAACCCGCTTGCTGGATCTGGCTCTACCGACTTCAACCCTTACTTCCGTAGGGTGCTTGTTACAGGTCTCAACGTTGAGCACAGCTAATACAATTAGTTAAAGTTGTCCATACCTTAGTTAGGACGACACCACTGAAGGGGTTACTCGAAAGGGTAACCCCTTTTTTGTGCACAAACCTCTTTTCCGCGCATAAATATAATCATGGCTATTGACAACAACTTATTACCCACCAACGGATTTAAGGTTCTTATTGGAGGAACCGGGGATTACCCCAAAACGAATTTATTTGCCGTGGGACTTACATTTCCTGGTATAACCAATGCTGAGGTTGCATCGCCCTATAGAAATAACGAGGGCTACGTTCCTTCTGAAACGCTTGTTTACGAACCCCTTTCAATGAGGTTTATGTGTGATGAAAAGATGAAAATCTATGACGAGCTTTTTGGGTGGATGAAA